TGTTCGTAAAAAGACTAAGATTAAGAATACATATCTCGATAAGATTATTCCTCAGCTTGATAGGGACGGTCACTTACGGACCAATTTCAATCTGCACGGAACAACTTCAGGACGCCTCTCTTCGAGCGGTAAACTGAATATGCAACAGATACCTCGTGATAATCCAATAGTAAAAGGCTGTATTCGAGCTTCGGAAGGTCACAAGATTGTTGCAATGGACTTAACCACTGCCGAAGTATATGTAGCTGCTGTACTTGCAGATGACCTCGAACTTCAAGACGTATTCCGTTCTGGAGGAAACTTTCACTCTACGATCGCTCACAAGGTGTTTCGTTTAGATTGTCCGATCGAGGAAGTAGCAGAAAAGTACACGACCTATAGACAGGCTGCGAAAGCGGTAACCTTCGGTATTATGTACGGTGCTGGCCCGCATAAGATTAGTGAACAAGTTACTAAAGACGGTGGAAAGCTTTCCGTTGAACAAGCTCGACAGATTATCAAAGAATACTTTGGTGCTTTCTGGAAACTCGAAGAGTGGATTGAAACCCAGAAAAAGATTATTATGAGAGACTCTGCTATCTATTCTCACTTTGGACGTAAACGTCGATTGCCTGATGTAAAGTCAGACAACAAAGGAGTACAAGGTCACGCAGTTCGATCTGGTTTGAATTTTCTAGTTCAATCCGCCGCTTCAGATATCAATCTCATCGGAGGTATAGAAGCTCACGCAGTGTTGCAGCAGCGCAAAATGAAAAGTAAAATTTTCGCGTTAGTACACGACTCTGTGTTAGCAGAAGTACCTTTAGATGAAATTGATGAGTATTGCGATATACTAAAAACTGAGATTCAAAGAGACAGAGGAATTTATATCTCCGGTGCTCCAGTAGGTTGTGACTTTGAGATTGGAGACGATTACTCAATGGGTAAGTTTGAAAGTAAATATGGTAATCTCACTAACGTATAAACAAGTGTGTAGACGAATTCGCTTTCCGGTACATACAGTTCCTCGGGATGACCTGTACTGGGAAGACGGATTACTAATGTTGGATAATCTAGTAATAGATGATAAAAATCAGAAAGGAGATACTCTCGGCATAAGAAGGCTTCAAACTCCTCATAAGTTGAAGAGATTGAATAAGACTTACCTAGAATTTTCTGATCTTCTATATGAAAATCCTCCAATATTAATTGACACAAATGGAATAGTTTTTTCCTATCAAAAAACTAGGTGGCAGAATGTGATAAGCCACAAGATTAAAAAAAGAGAGCAAATGGATACTCACACCCGAATATGGTTGCATGGAGTAAATTTCGCTTTCTTAGTTTCAAACCCTCCTGTAGGGAAAGATTGGGCTCAAGTCTTGTATCTAAGAAAATGGCCCTGGCTACTGTATGGTTTTTCAGAACGCAAGGAAAACACTACAAAAAGGAAGATTTAATGCCAAGAAGAAAAAGAGACGTATTATCTAGTCTTAATTTTTATTTAAAAGAAATAGAACCTTTAACAAAAAGTCAGCTTGAAGTGTTTGAGTCTGACAAACATTTAATGCTTCATGGATGCGCAGGAACGGGGAAAACTTATATTTCCCTATATCTTGCTCTTGATGACTTACAGAAAGATGTATACAATAAGATTTTACTTGTTCGTAGTGCAGTGCCTACAAGAGAAATGGGTTTTCTTCCAGGTACGGAAGATGAAAAATCAAAAGTATATGAAAATCCTTATGTAAATATTATGCAGGAATTGTTTAGCCGAGGAGATAATCCTTATGGGCAAATGAAACAAAAAGGAATTATAAATTTTTTAACCACTTCTTATATTAGAGGAACTACATTCTCTGATTCAGTAGTAATTGTAGATGAGTGCCAAAACATGACTTTTCATGAGCTTGATAGTATCATCACAAGAGTTGGGCAAAACTGTAGAATTATCTTTTGTGGAGACTTTTTTCAGACAGATTTACGAAATAGTGGTTTGAAAGACTTTATAAAAATTATAAAGAATATGAAAGAGTTTGATTTTATTGAGTTTGGTATTAATGATATTGTGCGTTCTGACTTTGTAAAAAATTATTTAGTAGAAAAGTATAAAGAAGGAATACAATGAAAAGCAATATAGAAATGGAGAGCTTAGAACGTAAAATAGACCAACTGGTAAGCAGGGTAGAGATGCTACAGCGAAGACTAGTTGATGTCGAAAATTTCCAAGTTACTCTAAGAAAAGAAAGACAAGAAAGAAATTTAAAAGACGAGATGTGGACTAAAGCTTGAAAGCGGTTATTTCCAATAGAATTTATATGGATATAGAGCCTTCCGCTCTTGCGGATATTGATAAGGCACTTACATATAAAATAGAGAGCTATAGAAGAGATGCTCCTCCTCAGTATGTAAAAAATTTGAGAAGGTTGAATAGTAATCTTATCTCTATACCTGTTGGAAGAACCGATCTTATTCCCCCAGGATATGAAATCAAAGATAAAAGAATAGAAGTTCCTGTAGACTTCCCTGAGTTTAGGTTTGACCTGAGAGAAAGTCAACAAGAAGTCTATGACCAGCTTAACGACAATGCTGTTATCAATGCTTTTGTATCTTGGGGAAAGACTTTTACCGCACTCGCAATCGCTGGAAAGCTAAAGCAAAAGACTCTAATTATTACTCACACTGTTGCACTAAGAACTCAGTGGGAGAAAGAGATAAGAAAAGTCTTTGGCATAGAGCCTGGAGTTATAGGATCAGGAAAATACAATATTAGTGCTCCGATTGTTGTCGGTAATGTGCAGACTTTGTATAAAATCAAAGAACAGATTACTAAAACTTTCGGAACGCTAATTGTAGATGAGTGCCATCATATACCGGCAAACACCTTTAATCGACTGGTAGACTCTAGCTATGCTCGATATAAGATAGGCTTATCTGGCACGGTAGAAAGAAAAGATGGTAGGCATGTAATGATGCCTGACTACTTTGGGCACAAGAGATTTACTCCGCCCAAAGAAAACTACATGCAACCCTCCGTAGAGGTAATTCAAACTAAAATACGTTTTATGGATGGTGCTAAGATACCTTGGGCTAACAGAATAAACGATTTGGTAGCTCAGGAAGAATACGGTAAACTTATTTGTTTTCTCGCCGCCGCTTATAGAAAGAAAGGGCACAAAGTATTACTTCTCTCCGACAGAGTATATTTTCTCAAAAGAGTAAAAGAAACTTTAGGAGACTACTGCGAACTTATAACTGGAGAAGTACCTCTAGCGGAGCGAGAGAAAAAGATAGAAAGAGTACAGGCAGGAAAAGTAGATATTCTTCTAGGAACTCAGAGTATTTTTTCAGAGGGTATTAGCGTAAATCCTTTAAGCTGTCTAATACTCGCTACTCCTGTAAACAATACTCCTCTACTAACACAGTTGGTAGGGAGAGTGATAAGGGAACATCCTGGAAAGATAGACCCTGTTATAGTAGATATAAATTTAAAAGGAAAAACCGCAGAGAAGCAAGCAAAATTACGTCTTGGGCATTACTTACAACAACAATATGATGTGTTTTTTAAGGACATGTGAGAAAAAAAGTTCTTGACAATTGTAGATCTTCCCTGTATAATATACGGTCTGACTTCGAGAAATAGTAGTGATTTTTTATAATTGGGCAAAAATGTACTTAGCTACGGAAGGTAATTCTTCGGCTATAGTTACATTAATCGCAAATATAACCTACCCCACCCTGCCTAAAAATGTGCGGGATCCTATCTATCGTTTGATTCAGAAAGACTGGACTGGCGATAGCTTTCTATTGCACCCAGAAAAAATATTATCAAACCGAAGCAAGTTCGGTGACACGGAGCTAGCACAGTATGTGGCACTCGCTAGTTTTCGCAGCTATGCTGAATATGAAGCCACAGGAAAACGCAGTTTAAACATGCTTATATCGCCTGTTTCTACTGTAATTATTGACAACAACAGACTACTCTCTCGTGTAGAAGATGAAGTTTTCTTCTGCTGGGAAGAAGTCACGCATTAAAAGGAAAAACTATGGGTATTAAATTTACTTCATCCGCTGGGGGAGCTAAGAAAAGCTCTTTAGAGCAGTACACTTATAAAAATGGAGACAACTGTGTTCGTCTTTTCGGAGATCTTCTACCTCGATATATCTATTGGGTAAAAGGTGAGAATGATAAAAACATTCCTATGGAGTGTTTATCTTTTGACCGAGAAAAAGAAGCTTTTGTAAACCAAGAAAAAGATTGGGTTCGTGAATACTTTCCCGATTTGAAATGTGGCTGGTCTTATTCTGTACAGTGTATAGACCCCTCTGACGGTAAAGCTAAAGTATTTAACCTAAAGAAAAAATTGATGGATCAGATTCTTGTAGCTGCTGAAGATTTGGGCGACCCTACTGACTTGGAAGCAGGTTGGGACATCCACTTTAAGCGTGTTAAGACCGGTCCTAACGTATACAATGTTGAGTATACTCTTCAAACTTTAAAGTGTCAGAAAGCTATTCGCGCTCTGACAGACGAAGAAAAAGATGTTGTGGCTAGCGCTACTCCTATTGATGAACTTCTAACTCGTCCTACTCCCGATGCTCAGAAAGAGTTATTGGA